CTTAGTGCAAAACAATTCATATTATACCAATTAAAACTTCATATCCATTCCACGATGGATACTAACCAAATTTTTGCATCTTTACATATATGCTGTTTATTCGGCGTTTTAAATGTGCAAAGGTGTAAAAATTAATTAAACGGTATCATCCAATATCTATGAAATGTTCACTTGTATACAGCTTTGAACAACACATTAAAAAATTTTTGATTTTTAATAAAACAATATTATTTTTTTATTACTAAATAATCTTAATGGTAAAAATCTTTAACTTAATCAATTTTTATTTATCTAAAAAATCTTTAAATTCTGTTTTTTAGATAAATATGTGCTTCATTATTAAATTGATTTTTACATATTATTAATTTCAATTTATAAGATAATTTTTATTTTTTTTTAATTTATGACAATATATAAAGTTTTATAATGTCATAAAATAATCATTTAAATGAACTTATATATTCCCAATTTAAATCTTTGCAAATTTTTGCCCAAATATTATCTCCTTCCATTATTTTTTCATTATCTTTTAATAATGGAAAAAATTTCAATAAGTGGTTTAATCCTAGTAGCTGACAAAATTTATGAATAACAAAACTATAAGACATAAAGTTTTTTCTTTTAATTGTTTTATGACGTTCCCATGGTTCTTGTATTTGAAGAAACATTGAAATAAATATTTTTTCCATATCTCTGGTAATTTTAGGTGGAGGTAAATTATTTAATTTATTAATTATATAAGTAATATGTTCATAATAAATATTATATTCTAATTTTTTTAAAATACTTTTAATATTTTCTCTATTCAAAGTTGATAAATCATTTATTCTATTTTTATTTAATTCTCTTACAATATCAATGAAAACTTGTTCAGGTATATCAGGTGTTTGTTTAGCTTGAAATTGATTTAACCATTCTCTAAAATGATTTAATCTTCTATATGGCGAATATTCTTTTATTTGTCGATCTTCGTCTATTATTATATTTTCACTATCACCACAACATTGGCATATATAGGCACTTTCAACCATATCCAAAATTTTTTCAATTTTGCATTCCGAACAAAATCTTATATAGTTATTATTATTTTCTAAATTTAATCCTGTTATTCTTTTACAATATTTTTCTAATAAAATATTTTTTGTATAATATAAATCATTATTTTGTGTATTATTTATTATTTCTGTATCTATTTTATTATTATTAGATAAAAATTCAAGAATATCTTTTTTTTCTCTTTCATTATTCTGAGTATTATTATTATTTTTAATTTCATAATAATTCATAATTAAATCTCCAATATTATTATAATAATCTATTTCATTGTAATTTGAATTAATTAAATTATATTTAATATTTAATTCATCCAATGCATCTAATAAATCTGCTTTATTTTTTATATCATTCATATTATTCAATTTTATATTATTAATTTTGTTATTAATAATTGAAATTTCTTCTATTATATTATTAATATTATTTTTTTGTTCATTTAAATTTAAAATCATCATTTTATGTTTGGTATCTAAATTAATTATTTCTTTATTGTTTTTATTTTCTTTGTTTATTTTTGATGCAATTCTTTTCATATAACAAAATATAATTATAATATTAAATATGTATTAATCTTTATATAATTTTATTAAACCTTTATATCTAGTTAGATAAAATTTTTTGTATGAATAATAAAAAAATAATTTATAAATTATTAGAATAATTAAAATTAAAATAATAAATTTAAAAAAAAATTCTTATAATGTATATATGGAAATAATTATAAATAAAATGATTTTACAAGATTATTTAGATAAAAAATTTATAATTAAAAAAACAGAAACTATTTTAGTTAAACAAATAATTAAAGAAATTTGAAATTATTCAAGATATTGGTAACTTTAATTAACGAAATTTTATAAAATATAAATTTATTAAATAATTTTTTACCTTTGGATATTGATAAGAAAGAATTAAAATATTATATTATTGATAAATTTAATTTAAAAATAACTTATGCCGAATTAATAAATATGTACAATTTATTATGGATTTTTGTAAAAAATTATTCTTTATAAATTGATTTATATAAATTTTCATCTATTTCATTTAATAAATTACTTTTATTATTTAAACAAAGTATATTTAATTTTACCTTTGCTCGTGAAGCGGCTACATATAATAGTCTTCTTTCTTCTTCAATATTTATTTGCATTGATTTACTAGTAGAACAATTTGAATCAATTAAATATACATTTTTCCATTCTAAACCTTTAGCACCATGAATTGTAGTTAAATATAAACTATTAATTTTATCTTCATTTAATATATCATAATCTAAATATATATTATTTATAAAATTATTTAATTCATTAGAGTTATCTATTTTGAAATATTTAATTAATTTTTCTATATCATTTAAATCATTTTTGGATAAATTAAAATTTTCTTTAAAATAATCTAATATTAATATAATTTTTTCATATTCATTAACTTTAGATATTTTTTTATATAATTTTATTAATTTTTTATCTTTTATTTTATTTAATATATTACTACCAATTGTTGATTTTATTATTTCATTGGCTTCATTTATACTTAAATTATTATTTAAACATAAAATATTTAACCAATGTATTGAACTATTAGGATTATAAGATATTACAATAAATGATAAAAAATCTTTAATATGTGATTTATTTAATAACAAAGTTCCAATATGTTTTGTATATTTTATTTTATTGTATGATAAATGTATTTCTAAATTCTCTAAAATATTATTAGTTCTTGCCATAATAACAGTATTTGATAAATTATAATTTAAAATTTTTTTTTTTAAAATTTTATTACTCAACCATTTATATAAATTTAAATATGTATCAAAATGATATATAATTGGTTTTAAATTATTGGAAAATGTTTTTTCTTTTGATATTACATTTTTATATATTTGTGATGTATTTTTATTAATTATATTTTGACATATATTAATAATCGAGATAGTTGAACGAAAATTTTCTTCTAAAAAAAAAATTTTTTTTTTATAATTAAGGATATAATCTATATTACTTCCTCTAAAAGAATATATAGATTGTGCGTCATCACCTACTAACATTAATTTACTTTTTTCATTTAATTTTAGTAAAATATAATTTTGAATTGGATTTATATCTTGATATTCATCAAAAAATATATATTTTATATTATTTTTAAAATCTAAACTTACTAAATCATCGTCTAAAAAATTACTAAATAATATCATTAAATCATTAAAATCTATATAATTTTCTTTTTTTTTTTTTTCTTGATAAATTTTATATATATTTTCAAATTCATTATAGTATTTATCTAAATTATTTTTTAATAAAACTTTTGTTAAATCTAATGGATAACTATTTGAAATTTGTTCTATGATTGAAATAATATTTTTTTTTATAATTTTATCATAATTATTTAATTCATCAATATTTAGTATATAATTTTTATAATCTATTTCATTTAAAATTGTTGAATTAATTTTATTATATTTTTTTAATATTTTATATGCAAATCCATGAATAGTTCCTACATATAAAGGTTCATTATTTGGCATCATTTTATTTAATCTATTACATAACTCATTTCCTGCCTTTTTTGTAAAAGTAATTAAAATAATTTCATTAGGTTTATATATGTTATTATTTATAAGTTTTATATATTTACAAATTATTGTATGTGTTTTACCTGATCCTGGACATGCAATAACTAAAATATCTTCTTCATCATTATAATCAATAATTTCTTTTTGTTTATTGCTGATATTAATTTCCATATTATTATATTTAATTTATTTTTTATAATGAATTAAATTTAATCATATCTATTTAAAAAAATATTCTTATTTTATTTTATGTTAAAATGTAGGAAATGTGGAGGACCACATATAACCATTAAATGCGGAAAAATAGAAAAACAAGTTATAATTGAAAAAACTGAAAATAAAAATAATTATGAAGAAAATAATTTTCAAAAAAATTATAAAAGAAAAAAAACATTTACTATAAAAATTTCTAATTTACCTGAAGGAATGAAAGATCTTGAAATGATTGAACTAACTCATGATTGGGGACATATACACAATGTTAAAGTTTTAAATTATGATGATATTTCTGTAGCTTATATTGATTTTGAATATTTAGAAGAAGCAAATTATTTTATTAAAGCATTAGATAAAACACCATTTGAATATATGATCTTAGATGTTAAATTAGTATAATTATTTTCTATAAAATAATAAATGAGTTTCTATTTACATAAATCTAAACCAAATTTAATAGATTTAAAATTATTAAAAAGTTATAATAATAAAATTAAAAATAAGTATAGTATAATTGAATCTTCTAATAATATAAAAAACACTTATATAGATGATATAAAAAAATATATTTTTGAATTTATATATAATTTTATAAA